TGATTAGATGATTTATTTTGATGATATAGAGTTTACTGATGATAATAAATACTCGATATACTTGATTGATAAGTATTTAAAAAAATATTTTCCTAAAAATCAAAATAATATCAGAAAAAAATACCTTCCTAATGAAGTTGCAAAGGTAATTGGAGAAAAGGATATAACTTTTTTTAGTTTATATTTTCTTAGAACAACTTTCGTGCCAAGTGATGACAACAGTGCAAGGGAATTATGTGAAGAACATTATAAAATATGGAGAGTTCTCTCGGAGGCCTTTGTACAGGATTTATACGATAAACTTAATATAGTAGAACCTAGAGGACTTGCTAAGTCAACTATATGCGATAAAACACTTGCAATATGGTTACATTGCTATAAAAAATCAAAGTTTACTCTATTAGGTGCTAAAACTGCAGATGATGCCGAGCAATTCTTAAATTCTATAAAAAAAGAATTCCTGGAAAATGAGCTTATAAAAGATGTATTTGGAAACTTAATAGATTTAAAAGGTAAAAAGCCTAATTCGAAAGATTATTACAAGGTTAATTCAGGCGAAATTGAGTTTACCAATGATACATATATAAGAGCAGTAGGTTCAACTACTTCTGTCCGTGGTGCTAACTGGGGAGGTGTAAGACCTACGGTGGTTATTGCCGATGACTATCAATCCGAAGTTGATGTTATAACTGAAGATGCTAGAGAAAAGAAATGGAATAGATGGTGTAAAGAAGTAGAGGAAGTTGGAGATACTGCAGTATTTAGAAAAGGTAAAAAAGTTAAATCAGCAACTAAGTTTGTAAGTATAGGAACTGTTTTACATATTGATTGCTTAATAAGTAAACTTAGCAGAAATAGAGATTATCATACTATTATGAATAGAGCTGTTTTATTAGAAGATGGCCAAACAATAGATGATATATTTGAAAGTGATTTATGGATTAAATGTAAAAAGATTTATTTTGACGATAAAATAGAAGATCCTCAAATACAAGCTAGAAAATTTTATGAAAAACATAAAGAAGAAATGAAATATCCTGTTTTATGGGAAGAAAAATGGGATTTTTTTATAGATATAGCAGTTAAATACTGGAGTAATAGAAAATCATTTATGTCAGAAAAAATGAATGATGCTAGTAGTATAGGTGAAAAATGGTTTAAATCTATAAGAACTCAATCAGTAGAGGAAATAGAGGACCATATTTTTTTAAAAACAATGCTTTGTGTTGACCCAGCGGGAGATAATTCTTCTAATAAGAAAAAGAAAACTGACTCATTTGCAATGATAGTAGGTTCATTAGGAGAAAATGACTTTAAATATATCAGAAGAATGGTACTTGAAAAAATGAGTTTCACAGAGTATTGTAATACAATTATTGATATTTTATTAGAATTTACAGATATAACTCATATATCTATAGAAAGAAATACCTACTTAGGTTCAGATGTAACTACTATACAACAAATGATTGAAAAGATACCTGAACTAAAGAAAAGAAATTTAATATTTATTAATGATATGAATAATAAAAATAAAGATAATCGTATTGCAACTATACAAGATCCAGTTAATAATGGCCAAATAATATTTGCAGATAATAATAAAGCATTTACAGATCAGATATTAGACTTTCAAGGAACAGCATATACACTACATGATGATGCTGCAGATGTTGTTTCTGATTTTGCAAATAAAATACTAAAAATAAAAACAAAAAATATAATTAGGTTCATGGATAGAAGGAGATTGGGTGTGTAAATGAAAAAATATAAGCCTATCGATGAAGTTATAAGTGTTTATGATGTTCCTAAAGAATTATGGGAATCTGAAAGTTTAATGAAAGAAAAACCGAACTGGAATAAAACAAATTATACCGAGTCGGAAAAAATATACCAAAATAAAGAATTTATTATACTGAAAGTTAAAAGTAATAAAAAAATTGGATTTATTGTATATAATACGAAAAAAGAATGGGAAAATGGTCATTCTCATTTAAATTCTAGAACTATTGCAGAAATAGTAATAAAAAATGTAATTTACAAAAGAAAACCTAAAACGAATAATTTATATATACTTAAAAGTCATGCAAGAGTTTCAAATGATGAAAAATACATAAAATTTATTGAAGATTTAATAAAAGTTAAAAAAAGTAAAACTAAAAATAATTATATAAATAAAAAAGGAGGCCGAAAATAATGCAGACTGTAGCAGAAATCGTAGATGGTCTAAAAAAAGGAATGGCTTTAGATTTGAATATTCCTGATCATTTAAATTTTGTCAGATATATGTATCAATGTTTTGAGTCTGATTTACATAAATATCAAAAAATGTATGACTATTATAAAGGCAATACAGATGCTATGGCCGATTACAAAACAATTACACAAAGGTCGAATTTAAAAGTAAATACTAATTTTTTTAAAAAATTTGTAAAGGAAGAGGTCTCTTATACTGTAGGAAATCCTATTACTTATGAAAGTAAAGAACAACCAGGTTTATTGGATGAATTAACATCAACTATGGCTTTATGGAATAAAAATCATGATAGTGACTTAATGAAATACATGGTTATATTTACAAAAGTATTTGAACTTTATCGATATGATGAAGAAGGTTTTAAAAGTGTTATTTCAACTCCTTTAACAGGATATGCATATCAAGATGAATATGACAATGTTTTGTTTTATATGGATGTAAAAGTAGAACATTTAGATGTAGATGTTTATCATATAGATGTTTATACAAAAAAATGTATTTATCATTTAGATAGAGAGTTTAATCAAGTTGAACCTCCAACAAACCATAGATTTGGTACAATACCTGTTTCAGTAGGAAAATTAACTGAAGAACTAACAGAAGATAGTTTATATAAAGACTTAAAAGGTTTACAAGATGCTTATGAAACTAATTTATCTGATTTAGGAAATGAAATTTCAGACTTTAGAAACGCATATATGGTTATGACAGATTGTGAATTTGAAGAAGAAAAAATAGTTGTTGATGAAGAAACCGGAAAAGAAATGAAAATAGATCCAATTTTAGAAATGAAGAAAAAAGGCATCTTAATGGTAGGTAAAGAAGGTAAAATTCAATGGTTAATTAAGCAAATTAACGATACTTTTGTACAAAATACGCTAGACAGATATAAAGATGATATGTATCAAATAAGTTGTCATATAAATCACAACGAAAGATTACAATCAAATTTAAGCGGAATTACACTTAGAAGTAGATTAATAGCACTGGAAAATAAATGTGCACTTCAAATAAATGCTCACTCAAATATAGTTACAAATAGATTGAAATTTTGGTGCAATTATATAAATTACTTCAAAGCAAAGAATTTTGATTGGAAAAAAATAAAAATTATTTATACTGCAAATATCCCTCAAGATGATTTAGCTACAGCTCAAATGCTTAGTCAAGTTCCTCCTGGAGTTATTTCCAAGAGAACAGCATCAAGTAGATTTGGATTTATAGTAGATTTAGATGCTGAACAAAGACAAATTGCAAGAGAATATGAAGAAGAAATGAAGAGGGAAGATGAAAGTTTAGGTGAATTGTATGGCGACAAACACCAACACACAGAAGCAAACATCGAAGAATAGAAGTGCTGAAGAAACTAAAAGTTTCATGGAAAAAGCATATAATCAGGCCGAACAGGAACTTGAAAAATATCTTAAAAAGATGAATAAAACAGATAAGCAGATTAGAGAGTTGATGGAAACTGCTAATTTTGCTTACCAAATAGAAAAGACATCAAAAGATTACAAAAGCGCTGAAAGATTTCTTGTTATAGCAGTTCTATCAATGCTTAATAACGAAGATGAATGGCTTGAAGATTTAATAGATAACTTCTTTGATGAAATGTTTGAAGAAATTGTAGAGTATTTTGGATATTTTGTAGACAATGAAGAAAAACAGAAAATATTAAATAGAAAATACAAAAGTAAAACGTATAAGCAAAGAATACAAAGCAATATGGCTAAAATAAACAATCGAACTAAAAAAAGATTGAAAATAGCTTATAATAAGAAGAATTTATATAATATTGCATCATGGCTAACACAAAGACAAAAGATGAGTAGAAAAAGAGCAAGAGGAATATTGATATCTGAGCTTAGTAGAATAGCAAATGATATCTTTATTTATTGTAATAGAGATAAAAAATTTATGTATTGTTCAGTTTTAGAAGAAAGAACATGCAGTGATTGTGAAAGTATGCATGGTACTATTTTAACCGCTGAAGAAGCTTATGATTTAATACCACAGCATAACTTCTGTAAATGTTATTTTATAGTTATAAGATGATAGGAGAATGTTAATGAAAAAAGTATTTATATCTCAACCAATGAGAGGATTAACCGATGAAGAAATATTAGAAAAAAGAAGTGAAATAAAAAAAGATATAGAAACCAAAATAAACGAAGAAATAGAATTTATAGATTCGTTTTTACAAGATTATCCTGGAGAAATTAATAAACATATACCAGTTTGGTACTTAGGTAAATCAATACAATTATTATCTCAAGCAGATATGATATATCTCGGAGAAGGTTGGGATAAAGCAAGAGGATGTAAAATAGAATATGAAATAGCAAAAGCATACGGAATAAATATAATAGGTTGTTAGGAGGATAATATGGATAGACAAGAAGTTATAAATATATTTGCTCAAGAAATGGCTAAAACACAAAAGAAAGCAGATAAATTTTATTATAAACAAAATGACAAAGATATGGCTGCTTATTGTACAGACCATGCATTAGTTATAAAAGATTTAGCTGTTAAACTTGGTATATGTGACGAAGTTTACATAGAAGCTTATAAAATATATGATTTTAGAAATTCAGGTAAAACAGGATATACATTAAAAGATGGGAAAATAGTTAAGCTATAGAATTGAAGGAGCAACATGAAAGATTTATTACTTAAAATAGGAGTAAGAATGGGCTGGGTTATAAGTCCAAACATCTTATTTAATTTAGCAACATATGGTGAAAACTCACCTTATTACAAAAGATATTATAAGAAATACCTAAAAAGAGATAAAAGGAGAAATTTATGAACGAACAACAATTTTTAGATTGGTGTAAAAATGAAATTGTAAGTTATGTAAATCTAATGATAGATAAAACAGATAAAAATTACATAACAAAAGATGATGTATTTATGGTTTGGTGTTGCAAAACACTCCAAAATAATAAAGCATTACTAAGTACAACTTTACCTGATGCAATGTACTACGAATGTACATATAACGGAGATAAAAAGGAACTGTACGTAGATGCTTATAAGAAATGGAAAAACTATACAGTTTGTAAGGGAGAATAGTATGCTTGATATACAACAATTATTAGGACTAATTAAAGAATGGAAGGTGAATTATATGTTACCATGTTATTGGAACAGAGAAAGTTTTAGTGATTATGTAAGAAGAATGCAAGGAATAAGTAAAAAGACTAAATGGAAAAGAAATAGAAGATAGGTTTACATAATTCAACCTTCTAAAATCAATTCTAAGGTACTTGTAAAAAGTCCCTTGATAGTTTATACATTTGGAAATAAATAGAAATTACATAAAGGATGATTAAATGGAAAAATTATTTAATTTTGTATCATTACCTTGTGATGCTATAGAAGTTAAAGTAATAAAAAGACCAAAACAGAAACCTTTAAAGAAACTAAAATTAAATGGTGCTACTTATTATTTATCTGAAGATGATGAAAATTATTATACTTTCGAATATAAAAGTTTCCCTAAGGATAAAGTAAAAAGCCAAGTAGTAGCAAGTATATTCAACAAAGCAAAGTGTAAAAATGTAGATTGGTTTGAGTTAGCTCAATTATACAACGATAAGATAAATGAGTATAATCAAAAATCTTATGTACATGAACAATATATCACAGATACAATATTTACCGAAATATATAAATTAACAAGATAATAAAAGCCCGAGAGGGCTTATTTTTATGCTCCGAAACGAGGGTAAACTAAGTACTTTGGGGGCTAGTACTTCGAGGGACTAAATTCTTATTTAAATACTATGAGGGCTAGTACTTCATGGGGAAAGAGGTAAAAATGATAATCAAAAAAGATTTGTTAGAAAAATTAAACGATATAGATGAAACTGCCGATGTTACTGAAGTTTTAAAAGGGATTGATGGAATAGCAGAAGTTAAAGAAATACCTTTTGATGTTAACAAATTAACTGTTGAAGATTATAAAAATATCCTTGAAACAAATAAAGCAATACAAGGATATAACCAATCTCAATTAGACAGTGCAGTATCTAAAGGAGTTGAAAGTTTTAAAACTAAAAAGATGCCAGGAATTATAGAAAGTGAAATAAAAAAGGCAACTGCTCCAAAACACGAAACTCCTGAACAAAAGGCTCAAAGAGAACAAATGGAAGCTATGGAAACAAGACTTAAAGAAATGGAAGAAAAAAATGCTGCAACAGAAAAGAAAAATGCAGAGAATGAAGCTAAGTTAGCTCATGAAGGTAGAATCAAAGAAAGTCGTACTTATCTAGCAGAAATGAAATATCCAAAACAAGTCGAAAATTTCTTAGAGTTTGTAGTTGGTGAGGATATGGATATCAGTAAACAGAATATAGATAAATTAGCTAATGCATTTAGCGAATACGGACAAGAAGTCCTTAAAACTGATATGACAAATAATCCGTTTAATCCTAGTGGTGGGGGAAATGGAGATTCTGTTGATCCTGTTCAAGCTCAAGTAAATCAAATTTTAGGCTTGTCATAAAAATAAATTAATTAGGAGGTGTTTAGCATGGCTAACACAATATCATATGCTCAAATTTTACAAAATGCATTAGACAAACAAATGGTACATGAATCATTGACAGGCTGGATGGATGCCAATGCAGGTCAAGTTAAATATAACGGTGGTAAAGAAGTTAAAATACCTCAATTATCAATGGACGGACTTGCTAACTATGACAGACAAGCTGATAGTGGATATACTAAAGGATCTATCAAATACGAATACAAAACTTACACAATGACACAAGATAGAGGACGTAAATTCCAAATAGATTCTCAAGATGTTGATGAAACTAACTTTGTATTAACAGCAACAACAATCATGGGTGAATTTCAAAGAACTAAAGTTATACCTGAAGTAGATGCTTATAGATTAAGTAAATTAGCAACAACTGCTATGGGTGTAGCTAATGATGAAAATGTAGAATATGGATATACTGTAGCAAATTCAACTGTTATAGCTAAAATAAAAAAAGGTATAAAAACATTAAGAGAAAAATGCCATAATGGAACACTAGTTATTATGTGTAACTATGATACACAACTAGCTATAGAAGAAGCTGCATTAGGTAAATTAGCATCTGTATCTTTTTCTCAAGGTGGAATAAACACTAAAGTTCCAGCTATTGATGGATGCCCAATTATACCAGTTCCACAAAATAGATTATACAGTGCAATACAATTATATGATGGTTCGACTAGTGGTCAAACTACTGGCGGATACATTAAAGCAACTTCTGGATTAGATGTTAACTTTTTAATCATGCCTTTAGATTTACCTTTAGCAGTAACTAAACAAGATATCATGAGAATATTTGACCCTGAAACTAACCAAAGTGCAAATGCATGGGCTATGGACTACAGAAGATACCATGATTTATGGGTATTAGAAAGCAAAAAAGAGGGGGTATATGCTAATATAAAAGATGCAAAACCTACTCAATCTGAAAGTCATTAGTTTGATTCTTTCATGTTTGAAATAAAAAAAGAAAATGTTCATAGAACAGTAGAAACCATAGAACAGGCAAAAAAATATATTGCTGAAGGTTATGAATTAGTTCAAAATATCGACAACTCAGAGGAAAAATCCGAAATAATAGATTTAGATTCTTTAAAATATAATGAGTTAAAGAATTTAGCTAAAGAAAAAAAAGTTAAAGGCTATACAACACTGACAAAATCAGATTTAGTTAAAATTTTAAAGGAGTTGTTTTAAATGACTAACTTGGATTTTATATTACAAAAAAAGTTTCCTAACGAAAGCGAATCAAGTTTAGTCATTCATAAACAACTTGCTACTCAAAAGCTATTACTTTATTTTAAGAATAGACTTAATAGAACTATAACAGCTGAACAATTAGAAACAGAGTATCAACCTGCTCTGTTTCTTTTAATTTCTAATGCAGTTAATTATTCAAGTGTGAGAGGTGTCAAATCAATTTCTCAAGGTAATAAGAAGACTACGTTTGATGAAAGTATTAGTTCTAGCGGTGCTTATGATATAACTAACGAGATCAAGGAACTTTTACCTGTAGCAGTAGTTAAATTGAGAGGTTAGGTGGTAAATGTGTTCGGATATAACGAAGACAGTGCAACTTTATTCAATATATCTTTAGATGAAAATCGAAAACCCATTTATCACCGAACTTATTTAACGGGTATCGATTGGCAACAAGCTACAGGAGTTAAATTTTTAAAGACAACCGGTTCATCTGCGGATATAGATAATAAAATATTAGTTTTTGTAAATTATGGGACTTATGAAGGTAAAACTTACATAGGTCCTAAAGAATTTAGTAAACTTGAAGATAAAAGTAATTATTATACATTCAACGAAGGAGAAGATATTCTCTTAAAAGGAATACATGACATTGAAATTACAAATTCTCAAGAGTTTAATGATATTCAAAAAAACTATGATGATGTAGTTAAAATCATCAATGTTACTAAGTGTGAATTAACAAAACACTTTGAACTAGGATGTGAGTAAAATGGCAACTTTAAAAGCAAAAGTTACTGTTAATATAGACTATGACAAAATTGTAAATCAAAGTAAATTAAATAGAGCGCAAAAACAACTCGTAAACCTAGTAAGAACAAAAGCTGACCCATACGTACCTTATTTATCAGGAGACTTAAAAAACACCGCTCAAGAAAACAAAAAAAGTATTGTATATGCTAGTTATCATGGGGGTACAAAGTCATATGCTGCTATTAACTACTATACTAACAGAGGTATGGGTAGAGAAGGTTTAAACCGTGGTGGTAAAAGAGGTAAACAATGGATAAATCGTATGTGGGTTAATGAAGGAGATGCAATAGTAAATGAAATTGCAAATACAATAGGAGGGAAAGCAAGTAAATGACACTTAATTTAAATGAAATAGAAAATAGAACTATTACAGATAAAATAATAGAATTTTTCTTAAAATGCCCTCTAATAGACGATAAATCTCCTATTTCTGCTGATTACATAGGTGATGAAATAGGCACTTACTCAGTAGATGGTTCGCCTTCAGAAACCATTTTAAAAACTTATGTTGATGGTTCTACTGAAAGGCAATTAATTTTTGATTTTACTAGCAGAGAAAGTGTTGAAGCATATAACAATGAGAAAAATATTACTTTTTATGAAAAATTAGCCGAATGGGTAGAAACTCAAAATAATGAAGGTGTTTTACCTGAGTTAAGTTATCCTTTAATAGCTGAACAAATAAAAGTATTAACTCATGGCTATGTTGAACAAATGAGCGCAAATAAAGCAATTTATGTTATTCAAATGAAATTAGTGTACACTAAAATAGCTGAATAGGAGGTTGAAATTATGGCATTAAAAAGAAAAGATTTTGCAGATTATCTTAATACTGCAGCAAAAGATACTGATGCATCATATGCTTTACTTGGTTATGGAGTTGAAAGTTTAGACGAAGAACCAGGTGCACAAACTGATACAACTTGTTACATAAATGATGAAACATCATCTACAACAGTAACAAAATACGAAACACAATTTCCTTATACTTCTGAAATTATAATGGAACAAGAAGCAATAAAAAGTTTATATTTAACTGGTAGAAATCATGAAACTGGGACAGATGCAGAAAGAGATTATGTTCGTGTAGATATGTTTGATCCTGTATCAGGAAGCGAAGGAACTTATCAAGCAAGAAAGTTTAGAGTTGCAAATGAAGTTTCAAAATTCTCTGGTGAAGGTGGAGAAAAGATGAAAGTTGAAGGAGTTTTACATGCTATAGGAGATCCTATTCAAGGAACTTTCAATGTTACAACAAAAACTTTTACAGCAACTCAAGCAGCAACTCAAAGTGATACCAACAAAAATCAAAGTGTAACTAACTAAAAAAAATAGGGAGGTTAAAATATGAATGATTATACAAAATTTAATATATTAGGTGTAGAATTAGAATTTGATTTTTTAGATTTAGATGAAAAAGAATTTTTTGAATCAGTTTTTTCAGAAACAAACAAGAAAATATCAGAAGTAGCTAAAGATGATAAAGATTTCTCTATTGAAAGCTCTAGAAAATATTGTGAAAGCATAATTAGCTTGTTTGAAGAATTGTTCGGTGAGGAAAAAACTTATGATATTTTTTCAGGTAAATGCAATTTAATGAAATGTACTACAGCTATAAAGGAATTAACAAAAGCTAAATTAGAACAAGATAAAGCATTTGCAACAGAATTAAAATCTGTTACTACTATTTCTGAAGAAGTATTCGGAGAGGAAGAAATTTCTCTTAATAGACAACAACGTAGAGCTATTGAAAGAAATAAGAAAAAATATAACTAATGAGTATAAGTATTTTAACCGATTTTTTACCTATTGAAGTTGAAATAGAAGGAGTGCGATATCCAATTAACTGGGATTTTCGCACTTCTATTTTATTTGAACAGTTAATGTTAAATAATAATATTAGTGAAAAAGAAAAATCAGATGAGGCTCTACAACTATATTATGGTTATGAAATAGATACAATTAAATATATTAATAATAATAATATTAATCAATTTGTTGAAGAAATGTTATTATTTTATAAGTGTGGGAAAGAAATTATTAGTACTAACGAAGATTCAGAAAAGAGCGAAAACTCTAGTAAAAATGAAATTATCTATAGCTTTGAACATGATGATTTTTACATTTATAGTGCATTTATGCATGATTATCACATTGATTTACAAGATATTGAAGGATTACACTGGTGGAAATTTAAAGCATTATTTAATTCTTTATCAAGTGATTGTAAATTCATAAAAATATTAGAATATAGAAGTATTGATTTATCTGAGATACAAGATAAACAACAAAAGAATTTCTATAGAAAAATGAAAAAACTTTATGCTTTACCTCAGTCATTAGAGGAAAAGGAAAAACAAGCATTAATAACAGAAATGCTATTGAAAGGTGAAGATCCTAGAGAATTATTAAGACAATAGTTAGGTTTTTGTACTATAATATTATTATAGGGGGGAGTATAGTATGAGAAGAAACTCGGGGTCCAATATGAAAAACATTTTTATTGTAATAATAGCTTTTTTAAGTATTGCTATAATAATTGCTGCAATTAGTGCAATAACTAATAAAAAAAGCAGTGTTGCTATAGAAAATTCTAATATTGAAGAAAATCAAGTATTAAGTGATAGTGAAACATTAAAACTTTTTTCAAAATATCATAAACTTTATGATGATAGTATAGAGTTAATAAACAGTGGTATAAGCGGGAAGATATCAAAAAAAATATTTAATAATACAAAAGGATTAAGTAATGAAATAAGAAATCTTAATCTAAAAGAAAGTTATAAAGATGAACAAAATAATTTTGCTATAACTTTTGATTATTTAAATAAATCTATGAAAGCATATAACGATTATGTTTATTTTCAAAATAAAAGAGTAGATAAATTTGATACAAGTTATCGCCATTGTTTAGATGAATATAATACTTATCTTAGAAAATCTGAATCTCATTATGATTTAATAGATTAATTGATTTATAGAACACTTCGGTGTTCTTTTTTTATGCCTAAAAGGAGGTGAGAGTATGGCAGCGGATGGAAAAGTTGTTATAGAAGTTGAATTAAAATCTGATCAAGTCGAAGGTCAGTTGAATGAACTTAAAAATGCTTTTGCTGATTTAGGTGGAGTTGGAAAAGTGTTCGGAGAGATGAGTTCTCTTGTTGGAACTTTTTCAAATACTTTTAAAGCATTAAGTGGAATTGTTGGCCCAGTTGCAGCAGGAGTTGTTGCAGCAGTAACTACAATGGTAACTGCTTTTTCAAAGTTATATGATGCTAGTAAACAAAATTTCTTTGAAAACTTGCAGAATATATCTGAAAAATTACAACCAATTGTTGATATTGTTCAAAATGCAACAAGTACTATCTTAGATTGTTTTAGTCAAGTTACAGATTTTAATTTTGATTTCAGTTCCTTAATGGCAGATGCTATTGAATTTGAAAGTTCAATGGCTCGTGTGTCAGCAATTATGGGTGTTACTGGAAAAGATATTGAAGTCTTAACAGAAACAACTAGACAATACGGGGCAACCACTAGGTACACTAGTACAGAGGTAAGTGAAGCTTTTAGCTATATGGGTATGGCAGGGTTTTCATTACAAGAGTCTCTTGCGTCAATACAAGATGTTTTAAATTTAACTACCATCGGTGCCACCGAACTCGGCATTGCCAGTGATATCGTGACTAAAAAATTGGTCGGTTTAGTAGAAATACTATTCAAAAAACATTCGGTGAATTGCTGGAAGGCTAAGTTAATATTAATATGCTAATCAGCAACCAAGCCATGGAAAGCCGTAAAAGTACATGGAAGGTTCAGAGACTAGGAGAATGAATAGGCAAATAATAATTTCTCCCACGAGCGCCGAACACCTTACTATTAAGTTAAAGGTGATGATATAGTCCCATCCTCTTATGAAAGTAAGAGTTCTAGGATAAAGAGCCTAGATATAAGATAATGGATGGTTTAACTGCAATGAACATGTCTGCATCTCAAGCATCAAATTTCGTAGATTATATGGCAGCAACTATTACTCGTAGTAATACAACTGTTGAATTAATGGGTAGACGTTTTGCCCATGTAAAAACTCTTTAATTCGGTGAAGGCTAAGTTGAGTATTGATTATTAATATTCAATATGTTAATACCGAGCCAAGACTTTACAGAAATGTAAGTAAGGTGTAACGACTAGATAAAGTAACCTAAACAGTTTTGCATGGTGAAATATCCACGAACAGGAGTGATTTATTCAAGATTGAATAATGAAAGATATAGTCTAAACTATATGGAAACATATAGAGCATAGGATAAAGAGCCTATGGTTAATCACAAAAATTGGAAACAATGAAGTACGCCGGTTCAGTAGCTGGGACATTGGGCGTTTCTATGGATGATTTATCAGTTGCTATCGGTCTAATGGCGAATTCATCAGTAAAAGGAAGTCGTGCAGGGACTGCAATGAGAACATTGTTGGCAAATTTAAGTGCACCTACTGAAACCGTAGCAAAAGCTATGGATAAATACGGAATAGGACTTGTTACTGCGAAAGATGGTTCAGTTGATTTAGATAAAACATTAAGAAATTTAAGAAGTAGTTTAAAATCATTACCTTTAGTTGAACAAGCAGCTGCATGTAAAGATTTAGCTGGGAAAACGGGTATGACAGGTTTACTATCAATTGTTAATGCTACAGATGATGCATATGATAGTTTAACTGATAGTGTACAAAACTCTACTCAAACAGTTTCTTATTGGAATCAAAATTTAGGAGAAGCAGGAGTTACTGGAGAAGAATGTAGTAAAAGAATAGATAACTTAAAAGAAGTTTTAAGTCAAACAGAATATTTAGGTGCTGCATTCAACATGACTACACAAGATATGGCTTTAGCATTACAAGTTTTAGGTTCTGATGCAAAAGTAACATCGAAAAATGTTGAAGATTTATTCGGTGTATTAGATGCAATGAGAAATCCTACAAATTCTCAGAAAAAGCAATTTAAAGAACTTGGATTAACTTATAAAGAAATTAATGATGATGCTTTTGACTATAGTGCTACTTGTGACATGATTAATGAAAATACAAAAGGAATAGTAGATAGTGCTAAAGGGTTAAAAGATGTTGTTTCTAAACAAGAAATAATTGATAAGTTAAATCCAGATATGTCACTTAAGGAAGCTAATAAAGTATTAAAAGAATATGGAATGTCTGCTAAAAGCGCATCTACCGGCCAAATAGACTTAATAGCAAATTTAACTCAGTTAAGAGAAAAATTTGGCAACATGGATCAAGCGACTAGAGAACAAATTTTAACAAATTTAGGTTTATCTGATTCTTTAGATGAAATAAATGAAATATGTGGTTTATCTGATGAACAATTCAAATTATATTGTGATAATTTAAATTTAGTAACTGGATTATCTGAAAAAATGGCGCAAGCTATGGATGAAACAACTAAAAACAAATTATTAATTTTATCATCTGCTTTGCAAGACGTTGCTATAGAAGGATTTGAGTTCTTAAAACCAGCTATTCAATCTACTTCTGAAAAATTAGCTGAGTTTTTCAGTGTTTGGAGAAGTGGAAATAAAGAAGGCACTGTAGAAGATGGCCAAGTCTTATATACATTTGATAATTTCAAAAAAGCATTAGACAATATGCTTGGATATATAAGAAATGCAGATATATCAGGAGCAATTCAACAGGCTTTTAGTGGAATTAATACTTTTATAACTAAAGGTGGATTAAGCAGAGTATTAGCTATCGGTAAAGAAATTATACATCAAATTTGTCAAGGAATTATAAAAAGTAAAGGTGATATAAGAGAAGGTATTTCAAGTGCTATTAAACAAATTTCTCAATTTATTAAAGATGTTGCTCCAGAAGTTGAGGAAGCTGGTAAAGTTATTTTAGATGCTTTAAGAGATGGAATAAAAAACAATTCAGACAATATACATGATGCTTTAGAAGCAGTTGCATCAGTAATGAACACATGGATAGAAGGTAGTGAGGAAATAAAATCCTTAACTGGTAATTTTGCAGATATTTTTATTGATAGCTTAATTGAAAATTTTAAATCTAGAACTGTTGGAAGGGCAACGGAATTATGGAATGCAGCTACAAGTTGGTTAACACACTCTACACCAGATTTCAGTAAAGGTGGAACAGGACTTCTAAAAAAAATATCTGAATGGTTTACTGGCGAATCTTATGCTGATGAAAAAACTGGAAATGAAAAACCTCTTAACACTAGTAAAGATTCTAATAGTAATAAAATAAATACTAAACTTTCTAGCATGGATACTAATGAAATAAAAGCATTACAAACACAATTAACAGCTTTACAGTCAACTGTTCAAAGTGTTTCAAGTTCAATTTCTCAAGCATTTACATCAATGCAGAATAATTTAAGAACTAGTTTAGTTGGATGTGCAAATATAGCAAGGAATCAATTTGTAAGTATATCAAACGTAGCTAGAAATCAATCTTTAAATGTTTCTAATATAGTAAGAAACCAATTTTTATCTATTAGTAATATAATACGAAATCAAATTACAAATGCTAGAAATGTTGTTACATCACAAATGATAAGTATGAAAAAGGTTATATCAACTCAAATTTCAGAAGCTAGGAATAAACTAACTTCTCAAATGATATCAATTAGAAATGTATCTAGAACACAAATTACACTTGCTAGAAATGCTGTTACATATCAAATGATATCAATGAAAAGAGTTATAACTACTCAATCAAGAGAAGCAAGAAATAACTTTACAAGACAAATGATAAGCATGAAAAATGTTGCTAGAACTCAATCAAGAGAAATTGGTCAACAATTAGCAAATGGTGTTACTCAAGGCATTCAAAGTGGTACAGCAAGAGCAGTTAGTGCAGCAAGAAGTCTTGTTAATCAAGTTAATGCAGAAATGAAAAAAACTGCTAAAATAAATTCGCCTTCAAAAGTTACCACTGATTATGGAGAATATATGGACGAAGGTTTAATTGTTGGTATGAAAAATAAAGCTGAACAAGTATATGCCGTAGCTAGGGATGTAACTTCAGAAATGCAAAATGCAATGAAAATGGCTGTTCAATCTGAAACAACTAAATTTTCATTAGAAGCTAGTAGTAACAGTAATCTTAAAATTGTAAATAGTGTAAGTAATAACACAGTAAAAGAAATAGCTAATTCGCTAGGAGAAACATTAAAAGAAACTATAGGAGATATAAGTGATAGACCTATCCAAGTCCAAGCTAATATGGATAAAGTAAAAGTTGTAGATATAATTGCAAAACCTATAGATGAAAAAAATAAACGAGATGAAAAAAGATTAAATAGATTGGAGGGAATAACAAGTGTTTAAGTTTAATGACATTGATTTAGAAATGTTTGTCAAAGTTATTTCAATAGATACAACTTTGATGTCAGAAAGAGTAAATAACTTTTTAGATCCTCCATCTGAAAATGGTCGATATTATCAAAATTCTAAATATGATTATAAAGAAATAACAATTACTTTTGATATAAAAGCAGATACAGAGGAAGATTGTAAAGATATTATTGATACGTTGTCATCTATATTTGATGTTTCTGAAGAAAAGAAACTTGTTATTGATGATAATGAAAGAGTTTATTTAGCAATTCCTGATGGTAAATTTTCAAAAGAAAAAATCACTAAAGGTATGCGAAGAATAAAAATGTCATTTATATGCCCTATTCCTTTTTCACACAATATAAATGCTAAACTTTTTAATGGCCAAAAAACTCTAAGTGTTGTAAATGAGGGAAATACAAGCACTCCTGCAATAGTCGAGGTTGATTTTAATGGTGAAGCAACTTATTGTCAAATAGATGGCCAAAACGAAAAAGCAATTCTTGTTGGTGAATATCCTCGCTTAACTAATGAGAAAAAAGAAAAAAGTTCTACTATTGTTGATGAGCCTTGTGAAACTACAGAAAAATTTGTATCAGTAACGGGAGAAGTCGATGCCAAAAGGTCAATAAGCGGAACAATACAACCAAACGATGGAGGTTCTAGTTGGTGCATACAGGCAGCTGATTATGGTAGTGGAGACGATTGGCATGGACCGGCACTAAGATATAACTTATCTGAAAATGTAACGAATTTTGAATGTAGTATGTATTTTTATCATGATAGTACAGGAAAACTTGAATATAATGAATCTGGCTCTACAAGTTTAACAGAAAAGACTAAATACAAAGTAACATCTACCACTGTAAAACTAAAAGAAAAAAGACTTTCTAGTAGTAAAACTTTGATAAGTATAAAAAAAGGTATTTATTTAACTGCTGATGAGATTGTAAACGGCTGGATAAAAACTACTTATAGTAGTCAAACAGGTTGGATAAAAATTTCAACAGGTTTGAAAAAAGTTACAGTAACAACAGCAAATTATTACACAAAACAATCAGTTTCTTTAAGAGCTACTGGAAGTAAAAAATCAAAGCTTTTAGCTACAATCCCAAAAGGCACTTGTATTGTTGTATATCCAAAGAGTAAAGAAGGTAAATATACTAAAGCAACTTATAAAGGCCAAACTGGATATGTTTATACAGATTACATTATAGAAGGAGATAAAGTTCAAATAGAAACAGACAAAGAAGTTGATACAGCAGAAGATAAAATGGGCATCGTCGAATGTTATGGCTTAGATCAAAAAGGTAATAAACTTTTTAAAGTTATGCTTTGTGATGAAAACGAATACTTTGAAGCTACTTATCCACTTGTGCAAGTTGGAAATGTAGAGTTTTTAAAAGATGCAGAATTTAGTATACCTAAAATCGACCCGATAATTACAACAACTGGGTCTGATGATAGTTTAACTGTTACTAAAAAAACACCTAGAAGTGGTAAAACAGGAAACTGGAACGAATTTAAAGGACATTTTACAATAAGAAGAGAAAATAATGAATGGTATGCAGAAGTAATAAAATACAATGAGGCTGGAGAAATAATAAAAACATTGCCAAGTGAAAGAATGAAGAGTGATAAGTTTCCTCTTGGAGATTTAAATCATCTTGTTATCTTCTTTGGTAAATATGCAGATAAAAAAGTTGTTGATACAATGACTTTTAATAGATTAGTTGTAGAAAAATTAAACGAAGATGGAGAAGATGAAGAATTTAATACAACTATTTTTAAGCAAGGCGATACATTAAAAGTAGATTTTGCTAACAATGAAGTTTATATAAATAATGTAAAAAACATGGAACATGTCGACATAGGCAGCAACTTCTTTGAAATACCTCCAGGTGAATATAATTTAAAAATTTCAAGTGATGCTGATATTACAAGTTCTATCATTTTTAATGAAAGGTGGTTGGATTAGTTGGAATTAGTTACAGAAATATATATTTTAAATAGAAATAAAAAAATAATAGACGTGCTATCTAATAACGGGACTAATCCAAATAGTCCTTTTTTTGATGACATTTATAAAGTTTATTTAAGCACAGGAGCAGAAAGTTTTGAATTTTCTACAGTTACAAATGGAAGGACTTCAAGTTTACAAAAAGGCTGTTTTATCGCTTTTAAATACAGAAATAAAATAAAATTGTTTCAAATAATAAATACATCTAGTGAACACTCAAACGGATTAATTAAGAAAACTTGTTATTGTGAAACCATCGGACTTGAACTTTTAAATAAAGTTGTTAGAAAAAGTGTTTTGCAAGGTGATGTAACTACGTTTTTTAATTTACTTCTACAAGATTCAAGTTTTGAATTAGGGTATGTAGACCCTCAAATCAATGAATTTAGAAGTATTAATATTGAAAAACCAACACTTATTTATACTGTAATACAAGACAATCTTGAAACTTACAATATAGAAATAGAATTTACGGTAGAAATAAAAAATAATAAAGTATATAAACAATATATAAATGTATATAGACAAAGAGGAAAGGTTACACATGAAAGATTTGAGTATTCAGAAAATGTAGATAATGTTAAGAAAAAAGAAGATTTATCTGAATTTTGCTCAGCACTTATTGGTTACGGCCAAAATGGAGTTGATTTTAGAAATGTTGAATGGTTAACAGCTAACGGAAATCCAGTTGACAAGCCACTTAATCAAGACTTTGTTGCTGATGAAAAAGCTCATATGTATTTTCATAATGATGATGGAAGTTACATAATAGGAGTATACGAAAGTGATGCTGACAATGCATCTGATTTACTTAATGAAACATGGAAAGAATTACAACGAAGAAAAGAACCTCAACTCGACTATGAAACAAATATAATTTATTTTTCTGATGATATTGATATAGGTGATACAGTTTATGTTATAGATAATGATTATGTAAAACCATTGCATTTACAAGCAAGGGTAACTGAATTAGAATTATCATTTACGGATTGGTTTAAAAAAAGTAAATGTACATTAGCAAACTATAAAGAAGTAAAAAGCAAAATAAAAAATCTTACAAAAAATGATGACATAATTAAAGAGGTTATAGAATTTCTAGGTGGCATCGGAATAGGAGATTTAACTGATGAAGATATTGCTAAAATAAGAGAATACTTAGAAAAAATGGGCGTAGAAAAAGATGAAATCGATAAGATATTCGACGAAATTAGTAATATTGTAAATCCTAAACCAACTCCGCCTGACGAAGGTGATGAAGGTGACCCAATCTTTATAACAGATTATAAGAATGGCGTATGGCTTGGTGATGACAGATTTTATCAAGTTAGAAAATCTAATACTGTGTCAACTACTGACCCAGCTAATGACGAGTATACAGAAGCATTAGCACTATATGAGAAATACGATATAAGTAAATATCAAAACAAAGCAGAACTTACTAATTTATCATCTACAGGAAATAAATATAAATTATATCTTATAGTTGAATATTATGCTAGAAAGTTTGGTCTAGATCCAAATCTAATATACGCGGTTATAATGGGTGAAAGTAGAGGAGACCCTTATAGCACTACAGGTTCAACAGGCGGATACGGACTAATGCAGTGTGAAAGGTCAACCTACTTCAATAAAAAGCAAACTATCACTTATATAGATGGTACAACTAAATCTTTCACTCCGAGCTATTCGACAATGACCCCATATAAAGGTGGAAATGCAACGCTTAGCGGTATAACAGTAGATAGAAACATTCTAAATCAAATAAGATTTGGTTGTTGGGAACTACGTCAAGCTATTGACTATGCTCATGGAAATATATTTGCTGGATTAGTAGCTAATAATATGGGCCAAGGCTCACTTAACTGGATAGTAAGTAAATATGTGTGCGACAAGTACGGATATACATTTGTTGATTCTTATTATTTGAGTTCTCAATCTAATCAGACAAAACTAAAAGTTTACGAGGAATTAGATAGTAGAAAATTTGATTTTGCAGCTTATAGACAAATTTTTAAAGACACTAAAGGATTAGGAACTCCAAACAACGTAGAATTGTATTTATGTTGGTATAAAGTAGTAAATGGCCAATTGCCTTATTACAAAGATGCACAAGGTAATAAATTAGGCTATGGAGTTGGTGTATCTACTCCAAAAGGAACAGGCCAAGCAAGTGCATCTGATATAAGACAAATTATAGTTGATACGGCAAAAGCTATAGTTCAACAACATACAGATAAGTTGGCAACATATGACCAAAGTTATCGTACTTGGAACTTTAAAAAGCCTAACAAAAGAAAAGGTACTTTTTACGGAATAAAAAATCCTATCTGCTATGATTGTAGTTCTATGGTCACTTGTTGTTATGGTGAAGCTGGATTAAAAAGTATATTCCATAGTGATTCCTTATGTGCAGCAGGAACACTTGTTGACTATGCTACGAGAAAAAGTGGTTATACAATGTTTAAGATAACTAAAACATCTATAGAAGATATGTTACCAGGTGACATAATAATGATGTGCAATAAGGAGTGTCCAACTACATTAACTAGAGCAAAAGCTATGGCGTATAAATTTACACACCATACGTTAATTTATTGTGGTAAAGTAGACGGCACACATATGGTTGCACATGCTAGACAATGGGATTATTGGCCAAAGGCAATTCGTTATATGGCTGTTTACTCAGACATATATAAATATGGATTCTGTCTAAGACCTTATGACCTTGTTGAGGTTGACAATAACAATGTAGAGGAAACTCCTGTTATTGACAAAACAGATATGAATGAGGTGTATATAAAAGCAGTTAGAAAAGCAAATGCATATGATTTTTATGACGATAATAACAATCTGTTAAGCAAAGTAGAAGGGTTATTTGAAGATGATGATAA